GCGTAAGCTGAAAAAACAATCCAAAAGCTATTTCTCTCAGGACAAACTAAAGTTCATTGAGAACAAATCTCTAAGTGAGATACAAGATCTTGAAAGACAGCATCATGAAAAAGATGTTGAGTACGAAAGAGCTATCGCCAAAAGGGATGTCCTTCGCGATAGAATTCTACAAACAAACAGCACTCTAAAAGCTCTTAGTAGTACAAGTTGTGAGCATTGCGGAAAGCTTTCAAATGCCAACCTGTATAAGTCAAAAGAGCTAGAAGAGAAAATAAAGTCTTGGTCTACCGAGGAACGAGAAATGGTAAAAATGATTCGTAAGCTCGGAGAACTTGTAGACAAGCTACAGATTCCAGTATCGTCTTCTGATTTTGAAACAATTGAAAAGTTCAAAGAAATTGATACTGAAATCAAAGTTATAAACGCACAAATCAAGACCGAGAAAAAGCTCGTCAAAAAATACGGAGAACTTTCCACAGAAGCCCAAAAAAGATATGATCTCATGAAGTTCTGGGAACACGCCTTCTCCGAGGCTGGTCTGATTCGCTATGTTATACGCAACATCCTTGAGTATTTGAACGAGAGATGCAACTCTTATTTGAGTACGCTAACAAAAGGCAATTTTATCATAAAATTTGATGATTCACTGGTTGAGACGATCTATAATGACGGGGTCGAATGTCATTATGAATCTCTATCTGGAGGTGAAAAGAAACGAGTCTCTCTTGCTGTAATGCTTGGACTCAACGATCTGCTTCTTCTTACTGGTAAGGACAGATCAAATATAATCTTTTTCGATGAGGTAGCAGATTCTCTTGACGCAGACGGGGTGAAAGGTTTGATTGAGCTTATTCATCAACTCACCAAACACAAAAAACTCTTCATTATAACCCACAACGAATATCTTTCTTCGCTATTGGAAGAATATTCACAAACATTAACTGTAACAAAACGTAACAATCTTACAAAAATAGCTATATAATATCCCAAGAAAAATGAAATACGCTCCTAACGGTAAAAGATTAATTATTTCGCGTAAAAAGAACGAACTGAAGACTAAAGGAGGGGTTCTTCTTCCTGATACTGTAACCGAAAAGAAACTTAGCGAGGGTTACATTGTAAAAATTGCGGAAGGTTGTGAAGGAACCCATTGGAAGGAAGGTCAGTACGTAATTTTCGCGCAGTTCGCTGGACAAGAAATTCAGGTTGATGGAGAGATTTATCTTGTCATGCCTGAAGAAGATATTCTGGTCTATGGGGAGGAGAAGTAATGGGTTATGAAATACCCGAGAACTCTCTAGCTGAAACTATCTTTCTAGACAAGTACGCCTACCCAGGAGAAACCAGCTGGAAAGAGTGCGCTCGTAGAGTTGCTAAAGCCGCTTCTGATCCCGAGTTTCCTGAGAACAGACAGAAGTACGAGCAGAAGTTTTTTGATGCAATCAACAGCGGCGATTTCTGTCCCGGAGGACGAATTCTTTTTGGTTCTGGAAGAAGCAAACAAAACTTACTGAATTGCTATGTTCTAGACCCGGAAGATTCAGTAGACAGTATCGGAAAGATAATTTCTGATATGTACAAGATTTCCTGTGGTGGAGGAGGGATTGGATTCAATTTCTCAAAGATCCGCCCCAAGGGAGACAACATCCAAAACATCGTTCATTCTGCACCAGGATCTATTTCTGTTATGCGAATGATCAATGAGATTGGAAACCATGTTCGTGCAGGAAAGAACCGCCGAACCGCTCTTATGTCTATTCTGGAAGTAACACACCCAGACTTTTTAGAGTTTTTACACGTAAAACTTGATAGAAAAGAGCTAACTAATTTCAACATCTCTGTTGCTATCACAAAGAGATTTATTGAAGCTATCGAAAAAGACGATGAGTGGTATTTTACTTTCGGTGGAAAGCATAATAAATACTACGTCTATTCTGTTGAGCGCAAGTCCGAGCTTGGTGATGATGTTATAGACGTTGTCGCAAAGAATGAGGACGATGCTCTTGGTCGCGCTAAGGTTCATTACCTAAAGCATTATGCGGATACTTTTACAGGAGTAATGAAGAAAGAGATCCGCGCCCGTGAACTCTGGGAGCGTATTGTAGATAACGCTATTGAATCAGGGGAACCGGGAATCTTCAACATAGATTTTGCTAACGAATACACTAACGCTTCTTACTTTGAGTATATGCCTTCTACAAATCCCTGTGGTGAAGAGGTTCTTCCTGCGTACGGGAATTGTTGTCTTGGCCACGTCAATCTTGCTAATATGGTGGATATGGACGGTAATATCGACTGGCGTAGATTGGCTCGCACAATCCGTACCGGAGTACGATTCCTCGACAATATCCTCACGGCAAACCACTTCCCAATTCCAGAATGCGAGGAAGGAGGAATGCGTTCCAGAAGAATCGGATTGGGCATCACTGGACTACACTACTTTCTTATCAAGTCAGGATTCAAGTATGGAGACGAATCGTGCTTGGAATTCCTGGAACGGTTGTTCGCCACGATAAGAAATGAAGCGTACAAAGCTTCCATGTATCTTGGAAAGGAAAAAGGAAGTTTTCCCGCCTACGACTGGAGTAAACTAAAAGATGAGAAATACTTCAAAACACTTCCTACGAGAATTCGCTCGGACATCAAGAAGAATGGTCTACGAAACGCCGTTCTACTTACCGTTGCTCCAACTGGAACTATCAGCATGGTATTGGGTGTCTCTACTGGTCTTGAGCCGATCTTTGCCCCTGTTTACAAGCGTAGGTGGCGTACTGGCACTGATGGTGTCTGGAATGAGACTTATGTGGTTGACCCTCTTTTCAAGCAGCTATATCTTCGTGGACGCGATGTCTCGCATTGTGTTGGGGCATACGACGTATCCCCAGAAGAACACATAAAAGTACAGGCTGTAGTTCAATCCTATATTGATTCTGCTGTATCGAAGACTTGCAATCTACCAGCAGATTTCAAACCATCAAATCTATATGATGATCTTCTCACCTATGCGAACGATATGAAAGGTTTTACTTTTTATCGCGCAGGATCAAGAGGTAATGAACCGTTAGAGGCTGTGGACATCAATACAATCGATCTCGACAAGCTAATTCAGCAAGGAACAATAGAGGAGATTACTGAGTCCGTAGAAACTTGTAAAAGCGGGGTTTGCGAACTATAATAGACTATGGGTATTCAATGGCCTAACACACCGAACAAGAGCGGAGAAACCCGCTTCAGATTCGCTTGCGTAGACGAAGACTGTAAGGGACACAAAACCTTCCATATAAACTACTATGAAGCACCAGATATAGTGCCTTCCTCTGTAGAATGTCCGTTTGATGGAGATCATATGGCTGAGTGGTGTGTCCCTGGTTTAGCGGAATTCAATATTCGTGGAAACGCAAGAGGTGTTGAAAACCCACACTACTCAAAGAGTTTGGCCGATTCAGAACACAAGTGGATGGAACTTCAAATTGAAGAAGCCAAGAAAGCGATTAGTGGAGAAGACCAAATAACAGGAAAAGCAGCATCTCCCTATGCCAAGAGAACTCTGAATGTAGAAAAAGCTCTTGAGGCTGGGGTAATCAAAAAAATTGACGAAGATACAGCTGCTGAGAAAAAACGAATTGCTTCCGAGCGAGCCAAAGTGGTTGCCGAAAAAGCTAAAGAACACATAACTAGAGAAATTGACCAAAAACATGTTGGAAGAAGACATGACGGATAATACACTAACAAAGATAAACAAGATTTGCATTTACAACAAGTCCGATAATCCTAACCCTGAATATAAAACAGAAAAATCAGCAGGTTTTGATATCGCATCAAATGAGGAAGTTGTTCTACCTCCTCACAAAACAACAGTTGTATCCACGGGACTGTACTTCAGTCTAATGCCGGGATACGAAGCGCAGCTGCGTCTGCGTAGTTCATGGGGGATGAAAGGTGTTGTAATGCCTAACGCCCCTGCCACGATTGATGAGGATTACCGTGGCGAAATAAAACTACTGCTACATAACCTAAACGATAATTATGTTGTAGTAAGGAAAGGTGACCGAGTTGCTCAGGTCGTTTGCTCCCCAGTTTTCTGTCCAAAAATCTACGTCATGGACTCTGATGAGTGGAACTCCCCGCTAAATCAGACGATTCGTGGCGAAGGTGGGTTCGGATCAACTGGAGAGTAAAATGGCTTACGAGTTTCAAGAATCTATTCAGCGAGGGATTGTCTACCTCGCTAAATCAGACGAGAATTTCATCATTCAGGCAATGCCTATGGTGAAAGACACTTATTTCGATTTTCCTTCACACCAGAAACTGTGGAGAGTAATCCGAGATTATTATGGTAACTACAAGTCCTTGCCGTCCGACGAGCAGATCCTAGAACAGATCAGAATTATCAAATCAGATAATGAACTGTTGTCTGATTACAAGGACGAGCTTGATAACATCAATGCGGTTGACGAAAAATCTCTATCCAACGAAGAGTTTTATCTGGACAAGGTTGAAGAGTTTGCTAAAGAGCAATCACTAAAAGATGCCATCATAAACTCCGTAGACCTTCTCAAGAAAAAGCAGTTTGGGAAAATCGAAGAGTCTATTCGTGAAGCTTTGTCCGTAAGCCGTGATGTTGATCTAGGTACGGACTATTTTGGTGATGTAACTGGTCGCTACGAAAGACTAAACAACACAAGTTTGGACGCACAGTTCCGCACACCGTTTGAAACAATCAACCAAGAGCTTGAAGGCGGTATGGCGTGTAAGGAGCTTGCTATGGTCGTAGCACCGCCTGGAGTAGGTAAATCTCTATTCCTAGCTAACCAAGCTGCTCGATCAGTTTTGGATGGGAAGAATGTTTTGTATGTCTCTCTTGAGATGTCGGAAGATCGAGTCGCCCAGAGACTTGACAGTATTTTCACTAGAATAAAGCAGAGTGAACTGAAAGTTGGTGTGAAGAAGTTAGAAGATCGATTGACTCAAATCAAGTCATCTCTTCCGAACATGGGAAAACTAAAGATCAAGGAATTCCCGACGAAGAGACTTACTGTCACTGGTCTTCGTGCTTATCTGAACCAACTACGTAACTACGAAGACTTTACTCCTGATATCATCATCGTAGATTATCTTGAGCTTATGACCAACATTGATAACAGCATGTCGGAATACATGGCTCAGGAACGAATCGCACAAGAACTTCGTGGAATAGCTGTGGAGTACAAGTGTTTGGTATGGACCGCAACACAAACCAACAGAAAAGGTAAGGAGGTAGATATTATTACAGATGCCGAGCTTGCTGATTCCTATGGTAAGATTCGCGTATGCGATCTTGCGTTCTCCATCAACCAAAAAGAACAAGAATTTGACGAAGGAAAAGCTAGGCTGTTTGTTATGAAATCGCGTAATGGAAGAGCGCGTTACATCGTTCCCATACGCATTGACTACACTAGACTGGTAATTACACAACAATGAGTTCTCCCAAGAAACCAAAGTATGTTCATCCTCTCACAGTAGATGCTGGAATAAAGAAGTTTACTATAGTTCAAAAGAAGCTTACGAAAGAAGGGCTATACGGCTGCGTAGAGTTTGAAAAAGCTCTGATTAGCATTGATCCAGATCAAAGCCCGGAGGACTATAGAGGAACCCTTTTGCACGAAATCTGCCACATTGGATGGGAGCTTTTTGGTTTGGGGGATGACGATGAAATGCCCACAATGGGTAACGAATATCTAACTTCAGTTACATCAAACATGATTCAGCTACTAACAACCTTGAACCCATAACTGTTCCGGTTCATTTTCAACTATGAATGACATAAAAGATATTTACGATAACATCGAAGACAGCTATTACAGCATCATAAAAAAATATGTAGCTGTAGATGAGCATAACTTCCAGGATGCCATGTCGAAGCATCCATCTACCTTTGCTTTTTTTGCGGGTGTTATGGCATACGCGAAGAAGGAATTAGAGAAAGCAAACTTTCTTTTCGAAACTCGTGAAGCCGAGGTAAGAGAAGAAAAACGAGAATCACTTCGGCAGTCAGGACAGAAAGCTACAGATAGAGCATTGGACGCGTATCTGAAGTGCGTTCCTGAACTGCAAACTCTTCAAAAAGGAATAACAAACAAATCACATAAATACAACCTTTGTAAGAATATTGTATCCAGTTTAGATCATCAAAAGGATATAATAATTCAACTGTCGGCTAACAAGAGAGCCGAAGCCAAACTAATTGAACAACTATAACTAACATGGTAAACATCGAACAACTAAGAAAGAAGTACCAGGAAATCAACAATCCTGGAGGCGCAAGATCTGATAATGCTGAGTTTCTCAACAAGTTCTTCATGATGGAAGAAGGCACTTCTGTGGTGCGCGTTCTTCCAGGAAAGGAGGATCAAGAGTTCTACGCCGAAACTGCTATTCACCGACTCAACGACAAGAACTATCACTGCCCACGTGTGAAGGGAGAAAAGTGTCCTGTTTGTGATACTTACTACAACATGTGGAAGGAGATCAATGCGATTGGTAAAGAGACTACAAAAGGAAAAGATCTGGCCGACCTAGCTCGCCAAATCAAATCTCGCAAGCGTTTCTACATGAACATCATCGACCGTCGAGATGATTCCGTCAAGATTCTGTCTGTTGGACAAAAGCTTTTTGGAAAAATTCTTGATTGCTTCTTTGACGAAGATTTTGGTGACATCACCGATCTCAAAGAAGGTTGGGATTTCAAGATCGTAAAGGATACTCAAGGTCAATGGCCCAGCTACGACAAGTCTGCTCCAAAGCCAAAGGCTACTCCCGCTGGTACGAAGGCTGAGATCGAAACCTTCATGGATGAACTTCATGATATTCACGGTCTGGTAAAAGTGGCTGAGTATGAAGAACTCAAGAATCTGATGGCTGAGTTCAACGCTATTCGAAATGGATCACAAACTCAAACCGAAACCGCCGATAACTCGGATGAAGACGATTACATGTCTCACCTAAAAGGTCTTGATATTGACTGATGACTAAGAAGCTAAAGATATTAGCTTGCCCGTCTAACCGTGGAGGATGCGCGTATTACCGCATCCTCCTACCTATGGAGAAGCTACAAGAGCTTTATGGTGACGAGGTAGAAGTTCGTTTTGACGATAATCCGTTAGGATGGTCTAAAGAAACAGGGGCACAAACACCACCCAACTTCGATTATGAAAATCTGA